GCAGATGTTGACATATTTACAATATACTAATGTCTATTTTTTAAACCATATTATTAATAAATAATATAATATTAATTATTATATTATTATTTGCTTATTATTTATATTTGATTATTATTTATATTTGATTATTATTTATATTTGCTTATTATTTATATTTACTTATTTTGTATATTATGCTTTCATAATATATTTAATAGCCTCGTGGTGCTTATAATTACTAACTACAAAATCGGTTTCAACATAATCTTCAATATTCAAACGCTTATTTATAATTTCTAAAGTTGGAAACTCATAAGGTTCTCGTTGTAACTGTATTTTAATGTTGTCAATATGTTCCTCATAAATATGACAATTACCCTTATAATACAAAAATTCATAAGGCTCAAGGTCACAATGCTTTGCTAATAAATGCGTTAAAAAGCAATATGACGCAATATTGAAACACGTCCCACACGCCTCATCATTGGAACGTTGATACATAGCACAACTTAATTTATTATTATTTGTTACATTAAATTGCATAAAAATATGACACGGAGGTAATGCCATAATATCTAGTTGACAAGGATTCCACGCAGTAATAATCATTCTTCTAGAATTTCGTTTTTCTGGGTCTTTTAAACACTCGATTACTTCTTTAAGCTGGTCAATGCCTTTATTGCTATAATCGCTAGTGCAATCAGTATATTTTGCATTGTAATGACGCCATTGAAATCCGTAAATAGGACCTAAATCATCTTCCATAAACTTAGTTAGACCACGCCCATCTAAAAATTGACGTGAGCCATTTTCATCCCATATATGCACGTTTTTCTCTTTTAAATGCTTATTGTTTGTATCTCCTTTAATAAACCATAATAATTCACGCAAACACGTCTTCCACGCGACTTTTTTTGTAGTCATAATAGGAATTTTATTATGCTCTAAAGAAAAATGCATTGTTGAACCGAAAATAGATAATGTGTTTCCATTTCTACCTTCTTGATTATTTTGTGTAGACAAAATATCATCTAATAAATTTAAATATTGATTTTCTTCATTATATTTGTTATGTCTATACTTATTTGCCTCGCAACACCGTTTTAGCATTTAGCTATTAACTATTTAAGTTATACTAATATAACTTAAATTATATTTAAATAACATTCATTTATTAATTAATTTATTTATTAATTTAACCTTTTCATTTTTAATGGTTTCAAAGTAATATAATAAGCCACTATATGTTATTGATACTGAAATTATTACTGTAGTAGTTTCGGTTTTAGTTATCTTTAATGATTTGTTATATAGCTTAATAACATCATTAAAGTATATGTTAATAAAACCCCATATGCAAAATAATATTAATGATTTTAAGTAAGCATTATTTGTTTTTTTAGCGCGTTTTATATATTTTTTAACATAAATAAATACAATTATTGAACCAAATAAGTGCAAACTTAGATCAAATAAAGCTATAAATATACCAGTATTTTCTTCACTTAAATGCAAATATTTTTTACATAAAGCTATCATAATAGATGAAGCATATTTATCAATATATTTTTTGCTGGATGTTATATTAATTTTTTTAATAAGTACCAATGTTGCTATAAATAATATTGCTATTGCTGTACCAAAAAAAAAATATATTATAAAATCATATATATCACTATTATATAAATTTATATATAATAATAGTAGTAATATCATAATTCCAACTTGAAAGCAAAGTATTTTAAGAAATTTAATTTTTAATTTAAAGTACGAATAGTTGTCCCTTTTTTTTATTTTTGTTTCTTTAGTCTCTTCTTTAGTATCATCTTTAGTCTCTTCTTTAGTCTCTTCTTTAGTCTCTTCTTTAGTCTCATCTTTGGTCTCTTCTTTAGTCTCATCTTTGGTCTCTTCTTTAGTCTCATCTTTGGTCTCTTCTTTAGTCTCATCTTTGGTCTCTTCTTTGGTCTCTTCTTTAGGATTTTCATCTTTAATCTCTATAATAGGATTTTCATCTATAGGCTTAGATGCTTCCATATAAATTCTATTATTTTATATTAAATATATTAAACAATAATATTTTTAACTAATTTCACCTTATTAATCTTAAAATAAAACATGCTAATAATTAATACTAATACTAATACTAATGTTATTATATAAATATAATTTCTAAATATAAAATACAACAAAAACCAACTCTCTATGTTTGTATCTAATTTTATTAGTGATATTAAGATTTTAATTATGTATAAAAGAACTATATTATTAACCCATGACTGCATATTTTCAGTTTTAGGAAATAACTGAACAATGAGTGGATATTTATAAGTGAATTTTTTTGTTAAATATGCTAAATACGATATATCCATATGTCCTTTATTAAAATTAGACGAGCTAATGTCTTCAATTAATTTAGTTCTTGCATTACGTGAATATATAATTGCTTGGGATGCACCAAAAAAATAACTACCAATATTAAAAAAATCTTTACTATATTTTGATGTTAATCCAAATGAACCAAAAGTGAAAATATCAAAATCTGTTGTTGCAATAAATGCATCGATTTTTTCATAAACTAATAGGTCTTTATTTATAACCAGTGCATCATCTTCTAATATTATTACATTATTATATTCTTTTAAATATTCAAAAGCTGTATAATAAGCATGAACAAGATCTTGTTTAGAACTTATAATTGTTGATGGTTTATTACACTTTTTAAATCCCTTATTATATTGAATAATTGTTTGCTTGGTAAGATTTAATATAAATGGATCTTCTTTAAATCTAGTACTGTCTTCCATCGCTAATATAAGAACAACATCAACATTTTTTAGAAGAGGTGTTTCACAATTATTTATTACTTTATATGTGTAACAATCCATTTAAATTGATTTTATATGTTTATAGACACAATTTAAATTTAAATAATAAACATATTAAGTTATATATTTAATCGTTTTATGTTATTTAGAAATAACATTATAAAAAAAAATAACATTATAAAAAAAAATAACATTATTTAGAAATAATATTATTTTTTTAATTTATATATATAATAATATTTATGGAAACTCCAAATCAGAATTTTATGAGTGGCGGAACTAGCAATAGATTAAGTCCTTCTGGTTTCTTTTATTATGTTTTTAACTTTGATAGCGATAATAAAGCACTATTATTTAATATGTTACAATATTTAATTATTGCTTTAATCCCTGTTGTAATATTATTAAAACTTGTAAAAGAATATATTCCAGAAGACAATGACAAAAAAGCTAACTTAGAAATATTATTTGAAATCATTATTCAATTAGGTGTATTGTTTATTGCAATATTTTTTATTGATAAAATTACTCGTTATTTTCCAACATATAGCAAGGTGCCGTATTCTAAATTTAATGAAGTAAGTTTCATTATTCCTACGTTGATTTTAATTTTTACTATGCAAACAAAGTTAGGAGCCAAAATCAATATTTTGTATAATAGAGTAATGGAAATGTGGAGCGGTAAAAGCCCACACGTGGGAGCAAGCAATCACGGTAATGCTAAAATAAATCAAACTATTCCCACACCTGGAATTCATCAGGTTAGCAGGGCTGATACATTAGATAATACTTTAATGGCCCCAAGAGCTAACCAATTGCCTGCACAAAACAATATATCTATGATTGATTCGCTGCCAAATATGATTAATAATGGCGGTGGAATGAATTTTCAAGGACAGGCAATGCAAAATGCATTTATGGAGTCTATGGAACCAATGGCTGCCAACGGCGCTTTAGGAGGAGCATTTGGGTCATCATTTTAATTCTAAAATTTTTATTTTACTTTAACATATTATAAAAATTTTAGGGGTTTGTGGGTTATATGTTTGCGTGTAAGGTGTCTTCATATTCGGGTTTTCGTCCTTCATCTGCACGCATACCTTCATATACTTTAGCAAATTTTGATTTTTAATCTGAACCCTGTGTTTTATTATCTGTTGGTATTACTCTTGGTATTGGTGATGTTACTTCCTGACCGTTTGTCTTAGAAATTTCTGCTAAATCACTAAAACCTGTCTTATTATGTGGTGCGCCTTCTGTACTAACTGATGTACTACCAAATTTAGGTAAAGAAGGAAAAAAACCTAACCCTGTTTTATTTTTACTACAATCTTTTTCATTATAGTCATTTTGAAGTATATATTTTCTAGGTAAATCTGTTACTTTTAGTAAAACCGAACCGATTTTATCATTTATCTTGTAGACACTTGCAAAATAAGGATGAGGGGATTGAATTAACATAATAAAAATTATAGCTATACATACAATAATTCCAGATATATACATATAAATCTCTTCCAATATATTCGCTACTTCACTTTGCTTTGCATTTTTTTCTTCTTCTTCTGCATTACAGTTTACAGATGGAGCTTCAACATCGTTATTCAATTTGGAAATAAAAAATACAATCTTATTTGAAATAATATCTTCTAGCATTACTGTTACCATTCGTAATAATATATAAATTACCATAAGTTTTAAAGTTACTGCTACCGAAATTTTGCCTTTTTGAAAAAATTTTTGAATCATCCTAGGAAATATCCAATCATACATATATTTAACTGGCTTAAATAGAAACATTACTGTAATTAATACGCATATACCTAATACATATAGGGCAGTCGACTCTACTATTTTAGCCCAACTTAGTACATTAGGTTTGTTACCATTACAAGATATTTTATAAAATGCTTTTGAAATACCAGAACCAATTATAAGTATGGCTATAGGCCATAAAATATATGACGCCCCAATAACTTGTTTAAAAATTTGAACTATATCTAAATCCTGTTCAATCTTACGATAATAATCAATAAATAAATAAAACATTAAAACCAAACTTGTTATTGCAAAAAAAATAGAATATACTATTTGTGTTGTTTCCTTCTTAAATTTAACATTTGGTAAAGCATATTTATCCCCTAAAAACCTATTTAATAATCCCATTATTACTACCCATAATAAAAAAAATATTAAAAATATGAAAGCAAATAATGAAAGAAGCCCAGCAATATATGATATCTTAAAAGCTGGATTAACTCGTGTTCCTTTAACTGTTGGTTTTACGTCTCCTCCTTCTCCTCCTTTCATTGGTTTTCCATTAGATCCATTAACTTTTTTAGATTCATTATCTTTTTGAACCTCATTAATCATCTCTTCAAATTTCTCCGGTAAAACTTTTCTTAGATAATCCATTGAGGCTTCACCTACTCTTATTCCACGTGCTAAAAGAGTTACTCCATAGGACAGTACCTCTTCGACTGTTATTTCAGCTGTTTGTTCTTCCTCATTTTCAGCACGGTCTACTTCACATTTAATTTTTCTAATTATACTGTTTGAAGTAAATGGTTTCATTGAATCATGTAATTCTTCTCGAGCATTCTCGAGGGCTGTGTTTTCAGCAATAGGAGGCTTTTCTAATTGTTGTCTGGGATTATGACGGCTGTGTAATTTTATACTTGTTCCAGTTACCGATAAAGGTTTAGATTTCGATAAAGCTCCTGACTTCTCAGGTATCGGTATAGATTTAGATTTCAATAAAGCTCCTGACTTCCCACTTACCGATGAAATCTTAGATTTCGAAACAATATTATCCATATTAAACTAATATAAATGTATATTATTATTTGGTCGATTAATCATAATTAATATTTTCGAACTCTTTTAAATTTGTTTTTAAATTATTAGATGCGCATATTTTCTTGATTATTTTATCATCAATAGTTTTTAAATTAACCGAGCAAGTTTTTAATAAATATGCAAAATAGTCTTGCTTTGCGTCGTTTTCTTTAAAGTCGGGGTTTTTTGCAATCCAATCTTGAATTAGTTTAAAATGTGCTTTATTTAAGTTATGTAAAGCCCCTTTTATTTTTGTTTTGTCGCTATCTTTTTCCCATAAATCATTGTCTTTTATGTATAAAGTTTCGCGTTTTGGATCGGTGCAATGTAGTGGTCTCTCAAAAAGCGACAATTTACTTATTGTTTGTATAATAGCGTTACTTAGTCCTATTTCTAAACCTTTATTTTTTGTTAAATCCAAGTCTTCCAATGTTAATTTTATTTGTTTTATAAAATCGTTCATATTTATTGCATTTTTACACCGTTCATTAAGAAAAACATTAATATTAAAATTCTGTTTTATATGTGTGTTATTATTTGTAATATTGCCTAGCTTTGGAACAAATTCTATTAATTGCTTTTGTTGTTCTCCTAATTGTTTCTGTTGCTCCATTATTTGTTGTTGTTGAATGATTAGCAAGTTCTTTATATCGTTATTTTCTGTAAATAGCTTCATTATCATAGTATTGTTAATGTCGCTAGCACTAGTTTCATTAACATCTTCACCACTATTACTTATTTCTAAATTCACAAAAGCGCATTTTTTTTTATGAGTATATAAGCTCTGGTTATGTTTATAACTTTTGCCACATTCACATATATAAGATTTTGCACACGTTTTTTCACTAATATTTATAAGTAGCTCATTATTTTTATGTTTTCCTGTTTGTATATGTCGCCCATAATCCCCTTTTTTATACGTATTATAGTTACAGCATTTACATTCATATAAATATAAACTTTTCACTCCTTTATTAATCATATACAATTATTATATAGTTATAAAAAATCCTTAAATCCTTTTCGCTAAAAAAGCGCTTTTATAAGTATTTTAAAATATGCTCTGAAAAAAATCCGCGTAAAAAAATATACGAAAGCTGTTATGATAACAAAAATTCACGTGCTTAAAAAGTTGCGCGTTTTTGCGCGTTTTTTATAAGTATTTTATAAGTATTTTATAAGTATTTTATACTTATAAAAAACGCGCAAAAAAATCAAAAAAAGGCCTAAAAAATGTATGGTAAGGACTTTTTTTGCACACTTAGAAATTTTATAAAAGCTTTATGGTCTAAAACTGAAAAATCCCTGATTTTGTTTTAAAAAAACCTATAAAGGCTTGTTATATTTAAAAATGGACATTTATAAATGTCCAAAATCAAAAAAAATTTTATAAATATAAATTCGGTAAAAAGAGAGATTTGCAAAGTTTATGTGCCTTTGGCTTTGTTTTTTTGCTGATTGTTTAAAAATTTGTTATGATATATGGTCTTGCAAAAAGTTGTGCAATGATTTTAAATTTTTTAAATTTTTTATTTTTTATGAAACTTTATGAAACTTTATGAATTAACGTTAATTATTAATAATATTGTTAATTATTAATAATATGTCTAAAAAGAGAAAATTTAGTGAGTTAGTATTTTTATATTTGATAAACATAAGTTTTGTATTATATATAATTGTGCTATTAGGAATAGGAGGTTTTGCGCCGAGATACATGCGCTATTTGAGAACATTTTTACAAATATATATAGGAATCTTGCTAGTTATAAGGTATAATCCTATTACATATAAAGGGCGAGATTTTGGAGAATTTGATAGACGATTAGTATTTTCATCTGGCATATTTCTATTGTTATCAACTGCACTAATTGGGTCAATTGAGAAATATTTACAAAATAAAACAACAGAATTAATTAGCACTGGAATAAGTAGTATTGCCAATATTGCTACTACTGCTACTACTGCTACTAATGCAACTATTTATAAATAGTTTGTTACTTACTAACTAATAACTATTTGTATAAATAATATAAACCAAGAATATTCCGAAGAAATTTTTAGCAAATAGGTCTAATATATTATATATTATATTTTTAATATAATACGGCATAAACGCAGCAACTCCATATAGCGACCAGAAAAAGAAAAAGTACATAAATATAGTTAATCCTGATGTTGATGTATTTTTAGCTACAAAATTTTTATATATCATATAATAATAAATTAAAAAAGGTATAAACCCTAATAGTACGCTATAAACAACAGGAATAACCTTTATTTCACCCAAATACCCAAATAAGAGCATCATCCAATTTAAGTTCAATATTGGAACTAGCGTTTTATAATTCGTTTTTAATATAGAGGTCAATCTCAAAGTGCTTGTTTGTTTTGTAACCTTTGCCTCTAAAAATATTAAATATGAAATTAGTGTTATAAGCATAGTTGGTGTAGTTACAACCCAATCCATATATCTATTAGGTGTCATATTGCTTAGCTTATTAAAATTATAAGCTAACCAAATGTAAAACAAGCCTTCAATTATTTGGACAAATAATTCTAAAAAAAACAATTCCTTTATTATAACATATTCACGTGGTATATTTTTTGTACTTACCAATAAATTAATTGCTAATGTTGCAAATTGAACAATTATAGATACTTTCAGTGTATAATTAAAGAGTTTTTTAGTATTCATTATATATTATATAATTTTAATATTTTA